CGGATCTACCAAAACATTGGCAGGGTTTACGTCTGATTGTTGATACAGGACTTCGAATCGGTCTGGGGTTTGGGATTTAACGTGTCGGAGTCGTCGCCACGGGAGCCGCCGAGGGTAAAGTAAACACCCTTCGGGCCAAGGTGCGGCGTCAGGTTTGTGGTCGCCTTCACAACTTTCTTCATAATGCGCTTGATATTTGAGATGAGCGTATTTTCTCCATTCGTCTGGAGCATCTTCGGGATCAAATTCATCTAATTCGTATTCGTCTGGCGGTGCAACCTTGTCTAATGCATACCGATATATGTCATCAGCAGACATTCTTTGACCTTGCAAGACTAGCAACCCACCCGGTTCAAGACGAGTTTCTGCAACTTCGTCCCACCATCGACGCATATCTTCCCGAGAATCCGCTGACCGCATTTTTCGGGGATCATACACGTCGTCCCATATGACAAGATCGAAACGGCCTCCAAGGAAACCGGAATCCATTCCGAAAGCAGACCATGTAGGTTCTTTTTGGGATAACGGTGTGTCGTCTTTCTGTAAAACAGTGAATGCTTCGGCCCGCCAGATCTCTGTCGAGTCTGGTTTAAACATGCCGAAGTCCTCTTGCAACGTAGCCTCGGCGTCAACCGCCAGTTTTAGTCGAACGTCGTTCAACTCTGCTTTTACAGGGTGCGCTCGATCAAGTTCGGCACGCAACCTGCGGCAATACCATTCGGCTAGTCGTTGTGTTGAGGAACCGATCATCCCACGGATAGCTCGGTTACGCACAGTTGCCCATGCGGGTAATACTTTAGCAAAGAATGTGGATTTTCCGGTACCCGGAGGGGCATTAATTACGACGTACTCTTCGTACTCCGTGTCCATGAGCCCCATAATGCGTTCCGTTGCTTCGATCTGCCACGGTTGTAAAATAATTCCAAAATACCTTTTCGCAAAAATCTCGATATTGTCGTAAGCCGCCTGCGCCTCGGGACAAAGGTCATCATATTGGGGTACCTCCGGTTGAATTGTTTTGCCGAGGGCTTCTTGGGCGGCGATGTAGTTTCTCGGGGCTTTCCCATTTTCTGCGTCTCGGCAAGCGTGGTAGGAGAGCCCTGTTTGCTTTGAAGCTGCGTAGAGAGATATTCCTTGGCGGCGGAGTGCTTGATAATCTGCCCATTTCTCTATTGTTGTCGCTTTACCTGATGGCATATCAGCCCCTTATTGACAAGAATCACAAATCTCTGGATTTTCTAAATCACATTCAATTACTTCGTCGTCGTCGAAAGGATCTACGTCTGCACGCTCTCCCATGAGTTCAGGGTGTTGTTCAAAAACTTCCATAAGTGTTAGCGGCTCCACATCTACAGATTCTGCATAATCAAAACAAAAACAATCTTCGGCACAATCGGGACAATCTTGGCAGGCGCAGTCGTAATGGTAGAAGTGGCAGATGCACTCTTCTTCTTCACAGGAGCACCCATAGATAACCACGATTTAACAATCCAAATCTCGTTTAAGTTTTTCCCAAACAGTCCACTGTTGTTCAGTCCAATTATGATCGATTGTATTGTAAAGCTGCGAACACTGTGCACCATACCCTGTTCCCTGTAGTAATGGAGGGATCTCAGGTTCGGGGTCTGGTCCGAAAGGCCACCACATTAGTAAAGCACCAATAGCGGTAGCTAAAGCAACTATCGCAGCGGTAATCGCTTTAATAATCTTTTTTATTGCTTCTGACCAAGCATCCGCCTTTTCAGCCACATCCTCGATTGTCATAAGGCAATCAGGAGGGTGAAAACTTCCCGTCATTAATACGGGATTGGTTGCCATCGCCACGCATCAACCGAAAAATCTCTTCGGTAGCTGCCTGTTCAGCAGCAACACGTTCTGCTTCCGACATATCTTTTCGTTCAGTCATCACACTATTCCCAGTTAGGAGGGTTAGTCATTGAAACGTCAGCATCTCTGTAAGTCCTTAAGTTGTAGCGCTGAGATCCAAGTCTAGGATAAGGCCCACTGACATAGAGACCCGTCCTCTTAGGATAACCGGGGCTCACATTATCCAATACATCTCTTTTCGAGTAGGTGTGGTCACGTCTATCACGGGCACCCCACTTACCGCTAGTACGAGCCGCAACCGCAGCCGCATGAGCAGGATTTCTTTTAGCCGAAGGATTACGACGTGCGGTTGACCCAAGTTTGGAGGACCGTCTCTGAGCAGCCGCAGCAGCAGGATTTAGCGTACCTCCTCTTTGACGAGATTGGTGTGACCTTATCTTCATATAGATACCCGGTTTGGGCAGGTTCGACCGCTTAGGCGGGTTTTTTCGTCCTTCAGCCATAAAAAATCTCCAAAACAATAAGAAAGGGAACGCAACCGATGTTACACTACAAACCTACCCGCCGCTAACACCGGTCCGATCGCCCGTCAGAGGGGCTTCAGACTCTATGTCCAGACACGACGGCCCAACACAACGAGGGGGCATAGAGCGACCAGCACAGAGAGGCTCGGTCAAGGCAAGAGAGGCCCCAACACTCGGAGGACACCAAGGACATAACCAACACAACCCCCAAACAACTGAACCAAACTCCCCAAAACAACGATATTCATATATATATGTGGGGGTGGCTCGGCACATCCCCCTGTACGCCGGGAATAAACCAACCAGACCACGCAAGGGGAGTGAGACTAAGTTTGTTGTGGGGGGGATATGCCTTATCCTGAGCTTTAACGACAACGATTAACGATTAACGAGCGGCTAGTGCGGTGCATTCCTGTCGAAACGTGTACGCCGAGATCACGGCTCTGCGCCGTGATTACCCAAGCAGAGCTTGGCTCTTGCTGGAGTACTCAGTGTCGTAACAACCACTCTCGATGGATCGGAGCGATCCACTTCCACGCAGGGAACGTGGAAGCGAGAACCACCCGACTCGGGTCGGGCGGTCGAGAGCACCCTAAATCCGCAAGCGAGCGGATTTGCCACCCCTGTGGCCGGGTGTCATAAATTTCCATCGCCCAAGGCGATACGGGAAATTGATGATGGAATAGGCAGACCGGCGGGCGCTGCGTCAAGAGAGCCTCGGCCCAAGGGCCGACCGCCCACATCATAGATGTGTCAGTTCCGTTACGAAGAAACCCGTTTCGTAACACAACTGATTCGGCGGCTTCGGGATCTTGACCCTACGCCCACTCGGCCTGCCTGTTCTGACACTTAACTGAGTAGAGGAACTCTGCTCCTAACGACAAAGAAAGAAGAAAAGTAAACATGTTGGATAATAAAAGTTCAGATACACAAATAGCGAACGCAATGGGGACCGACAACCCAGAGCTAATAGCCAAGGTTAAGGGAGGCCTAGCCAAGAGAAACAGTAGCAAAACCAGATCAGTTCACACCGGCGAGATGGTGGAAGTCCAAGAGCAAAACTCCGGGCATAACAGTGTCAACGCTACTGAAAGCCACTGGGTTGATGCGCTGAAGTCAGCGTGGGAAGACCTAGACAACAGCAGACCGGGCAAGGTCATCACTTTCTACACCGGTGACAATCCGCCTCTGCATGATGACAGGGCAATACTCAACATTATGAACGACTGGGGTGCCAACAAAGTTGCCCAGTCGGAGGTGAAGGAAGACCAAGCGTACTTCAATGACACCTACCTGTACCCAGTGTTGGAACAAGCACACTGGACAGCAGTTCACAAGTTGAGCAGCGCTGGTTCGTCGACGCCGGAGGACCGCAACACACGTGCACGGGACGACGAGAACTTTGGCCGTTTCGTGTTTATCACACGCTACGAGTGGACAGATGGTGCACGCTACTACGAGGTGCACATGACCAAGAACGACAGCCGTCGTTACCGTGTCCATCAGTTGGTGCAGCTTGACGCCGATTGGGGCGATCAGCAGACACTTGACCGGCAGCGGATCTACAAGGTAATCAACGATTACCAATGGAAGATCGCCGCACCGAAGTTGGCTAAGACCCGTGAGGGTAAGGTTGAAGCCTCGCAGAATGACGAGAACGTCAGCGGCGACGCAGGTGCAGCAGCACCCAGCGACTGGGCCTAAGGCACACCGGGAAATTGGGAGTCAGGCGTGCAAGTCACGCTTGGCTCCCTTTTTTTGGTCGACTTACCCCAAGTCTTAACGAAAAACCACCCCAACACCAGAGTTGGTGTATGCAACGAAATGAAACCGGGTTTCATTTACCCAACTAACTGCTACATAGGTTCAACAATTTAATTAACGACAAAGGAGTTTTAGATGAAACAGAAGGAATGGGTACGTTCAGAAAGACGCCGGTTACACCGATCAGAAAGGCGTCTGCAAATACTTTCAGCGTTCGCTCTTTCTGGAGGCGAATCGCCGTTCAGCAAAGAAAAGACTTGGATTGATTTGGTCGCAAGAATGAGGCACTACTTTACGCTTCCCGTTGTCTTGTGTCATGCCCCATGTATGACATGCGGTAACGATACAGAACCTAATGTTTACGGATTCGGTGGCGTTGGGGCAATCGGCTATGGAGCAAAAGAGAAATGCCTGCGCCGCATGATAGATGATGGATTGCTAAGGCTTGACGAGAAGTTATCGGGATGGCAGCTACGTGATACGGCCACTGGTCGAGCGTATTTAAGCAACTATCTCGGCGCTGTTGATGTTTTTATAGATCTCAAAAATAATAATGAAAGGGGCTTCAATGCCTACGAAAGCTAAGAAATCTGCTGCGAAAGCGGTACCTGTTCATCAACCAGAGCCTGAAGTAATTAGGCTCAGGATTTTAGAGGAGCGTGAACTTGTTATCCCTATTGAGGGTGTTACGCCTTTGATTATGAATGAGTTTGGTCATAAGTCAAAGCAACAAATGCTCGAATCTATGCAGGGTAAGAAGGTCAACACTAAAGAACGTCCACCTAAAGATCCTTTAGAGGACTATAAACATGCACGTATTATGTTACCTAAGCCTGTCACTATTGGTGGCGTTAAGTGTACTGATGGTATTAAAGCGGCAGCGTTTAAAGCTGCCACTGTTACTGCTGCTAGGGCGTTTGAACAGATGACGTTAGTGTTAGCTAAGACACAGATCTTTGTGCGTGGTACTGCACCGGGTGATCCTGATTTGATACCGATTATTGGTAAACCGAATATGCGTACTGATTTGGTGCGTAATGCTAATGGTTCTCCTGATTTGCGTACTCGTGCTGAGTATAAAGAGTGGGCTGCTATTTTGCATGTGCAGTATCAGCCTGATGTGATGGATGCCGATTCGGTGTTGGCATTGGTTATGCAAGGTGGCCGTGGTGGTGTTGGTGAATGGCGTGCGGCTGCTCCTAAGTCTTATAGCGGTAGCTATGGGAAATACAAAATAGATGAGAAGAAAGTGGAAGAACATGGTATCTAAGGTTAAAGAAATACAAGAGCCAGATACTCCTGAGTACATGGAGTTGATGGAACTTTATGACAACACGGGTGAGCTAACAGCTAAAGCTGTTGTTGCTAAAGCCCGTAACCCTAAGTCTGCGTTGCATTCTAAGTTTGAATGGGATGACAGTGTAGCTAGTGAAAAATATAGGGAAGCACAAGCGTATCGGCTTATTAATCGATACCAAATTAAAGTTGTTCGCACCGGTCAAGAAATACCTGTACCGATGAAGGCGTTTATGATGCCTCAAAGTGGTAGTGGTACTGGTGCAGCACAAAGTCATCATCCTTCTGTTGTTGTGTTGGACGATGATTGGAAATACAACAAGCAACTTGTTCGTCTTGAAACTAAGTTGCTTAACTTACAACAGGAAATAGATGGGTTCACTGAACTTAAATCTGTTTCAACTGCTATTAAGAAATACTTTTCACGGCAGTAACGCTATGGCACGGAGAGTTGTGTCATCCTACGCAATGCTAAGGCAGTAGAGTTATGGACTGTCAAGCTAAGGCGGGGACTGTTGGGTTCTGCTCTGTAATGTTCAGTCACGGCAGTCAAGGCGGCCAGAGGTCCGGCGGGTTTTGCATAGCCAAGCCTCGTCAGGTTACGGCAGTTAAGTTAAGTCATGGGAGTTTCGATGTGTTATGTCACAATCAGTCACGGAACGGCAGCCACATCTGATATAATTAAACTAAACGAAAGGGAAGCATGAAAATACATGCGAAGACTATAAGGATTCCTGATTGCAGTACAGCAGAGGGAATCAGACTTTATATCCAACAAAGATTAGAAGATCTGGCAGAAAACGGTGACGCTGATCGGGGTACTTACTTTGAGTTGCTTGCTTTAGACAACCATATTGATGACGATATCGGGTCCATGCTTGATGACATGGAACGTGAAGCTGAAGAACGTGCCAAAGAAATAGCAATCAAATTATTGGACGCAGGCGTGACCGAAGAAATGTGGAAGGATCGCCGCTTCTAGGACGTAGCTATTGGATGTTCGCACCACGAATGCCGAAGGGTATACATGGGGCGCTACCTGATTAGCTGCAAGAAAGGGAGAGGGGAGCTTCCCTCCCTGATAAATGACAAGCTCCTCTCTCCTGAAGATCTCAATAAAGGAGAAATAAAATGTCACATAGGATGACAGAGTTAGATGCCAAGCACGCTTTATATGCGTTGACTCCTTGGCATAAGTTAGGGAATGTAGGTCACATCACTTGGGAGAAAGCTCGTGAAGCTTTTGACTGGACAGAGGTGGAACGTACACCCATATTAATTCAGCATCATGGAGTAGAAGAAATTCTTGAAGGCAGAAATGTTTTGAAGATGGTCAACTATCCGTTTGCTCATGCTGAAATAAGTAGTCGATACCAGATAGTTCAGCATCGGTTTATGGTTGATGAACTAACAGGTTTACTTATCGACACTGGACTAGTGGAGACTATCGAATCGGTTGGTACCTACGACAATGGTGCTGTTGGTTATGTGTCTCTAAAGTTCAAGGAAGGAATAGAGATACCGGGTTGGTCGAAGGTCGAGTCGATGTTCAACATTGGCAATGGTCACGACAAGCATGTGCCGTTGATTGCTAGTCAATCAGCAACAGCCGTTGTCTGTGCGAATACTTTTAAGTGGAATATTTTGGATGCGGAAGCTGTCTTCAAATTCAAGAAGATGGGTGATCCGCAAGGCATGATGCAAGAAGCTGTTAAAGCTTTGTGCGACGGTTATGAACGCCATGAAGAATATGCTGCACAGATTGAGCGGATGGCTAACCAAGAGTTTGTCGATCAGCAATGGGACGAGTTGGTTGTGGATCTGATTGGGCCCATGCCATCATTCAATCCAGAGGCACCGGCCTTCAATCCAGTGGCACTAGCTCACATAGCTAATAAACAAAATCAGCAGGGTTATTACAACAAGCTAACTCGATGGTCTAACACTAAAGCTGATCTAAACAATCGGTTCCATATCGATGAAGACATAGCTGGAGTGCGTAACACTAAGTGGGGTGCACTCATGGCTGTCCAAGCGTGGGAACAAAAAGATAAATCAGTTAAAGGTATTAAGAGCAGTCGAGATCGTACTCGCAGACATCAAGCAAACGTGATCTTCGGGAAGTTGCCGATGACTGAGAAGGCAGCAAAGGTACTGGTGAATGCATGAGTGGTCAACAAGAACGTGACCGGGGCATGGCGATAGTAGAAACCTATGCTAAATCATCTCAAAAATTTTCTGCAAATAGGGCGATCAAGAAATGTGTCATCAAAAATGGTCCTTGGGAAACATGGACTACTGATGAAGTTCACATTGAATTAAAAAAGATGGGAGTCAAGTTAGATAATGCTCGCCTCTTAGGTCCATTGATGAAGCGAGCGCAGAAGGCTGGAATGATTGAGCCTGTTGTGTGTGGGTCATGCAATAGGCAGGAGACTCGGTTGTCGAAACGTAAGGAACGACATGCAGGTCCACAGTATCTATGGCGAAGCACACCTGAGTATTATCACCAATATTGGGAGCATGATGAAAATGTCGATGCCTTCTACACAGAAGAATGGCCTTATGTTCCTGACCCAGAGCTAGGAGGAGAAGGATGACACGAACATTTGAAGTTGAGATAGGTCAAACCTTGTATTGGTTGGTCACTATTAACTCTGAAGAAGAAGAGTTAGATGATGCAATCGATGAGGTAATCATGGCATGTGAGAGTGATGATTTGCCTGAGTTAAATGAGCATTGGACGTTTGCTGCTAACGAAGTACGCAATGCCAAAGTCTTATCTATAGATGGTGAAAGGTTTGAGGCATGATTTATTTGAGTGATGATCCACCTGATGATCCTTATGCAGATCTTGATGATGAGGAGTATGAGGAAATGCTTCAGGCCCAAGCCAATGCGGAAACATTGTATTGGGATCAGAAGATAGATGAAGCCAGAGGGAACTGATAAACTGATACGAGAAAGGTGAATATGCAAGAGATAGAGATGGCTCGATGGGCCATAGCTGATCTCGGCATGGCTGATGAGATAAAGCCCACAGCAGATGGGTCTTTTCTTAGAGCTTCAAGTGTCGGATCATGTATTAGAAAACAAATCTATGATGGGCTTCGACTACCAGCTTCGACAGTTGACTATGACAATGCAGTCAATGGACTAGTAGCTAGAGAAATTGGTAACACGTTGCATCACCAGATCCAATGTGCTCTGCAACAAAGCGAATCGTTTAAAGATTTTATTGCTGAAGTACCTGTGTCAATGCCGGAGTACATGAGATCAGGCCACACCGATGGTATCTATACAGATAACAGTAGCCAACG